TAGTCAATTAACTATTACCAAGGGGCAACAGTTTTAATCAGAGCAATACGCTCTGGACGTAGAATCAAGCTACCATAGTACCATTTGATACTCATGAAACCTGTTTCGCCGTATGGGTCTGATGCGTAAGATTCAGTTGAACCTGGCGCAGCATGTTTGATTTTAAACTTAACGGTTTTGCCGTCAGTTTGGAAACCAATAGTAGTAAATGACTCAGATCCAACAACAAGCATTGGATATACGTCATAGTTACCGCCAGTAGCACGATAACCGGCGTTAGTGCCTTCAGCAGCACCAGCACCTTCGTAGCGCATCATTTCAGGAACAACAATAATACGGAATTGGTCAATAGAACCAATTTCCCCATTAGCGACATTACCTGCATCAGCATACTTCTCTACTGACATAAATGCTTGGTTTGAAAAACTATCAGCCATTGCTTTAAGAGCAGGTACTAGTTCAGCACCTACATACATATAACGAGCAGCGTTAATAGTTTTAGTGTCAACCATACGAGTACCAGTAATAATTTTGGTATTCTTAGGGCAACGGTTGTTGTCAAGATCAACTGATAGACGCATTAGGTCGTTGTAAGTTACAACAGACTTAGTAGCAGCAACACCAGTGACTTCAGCTGTTGTAGTAGCAACGCCACCAAAGCGAACAACACCAGCGCCGTTAAGAAGATCAATCTGAAGAGCGTCTTCAGTAATCTCATTAGCACCGTTAATCATTTCACGATTGATATGCATTTGCAATTCAGAGTCTGTGTCAAAATCCATAGACTCTTGTGTGTACTCATCAAAGAAACCAAACTTAGCAATAGTTCCTTCTAGCTCACGCCTTTTAAAGCCAACGCGATTAACACGCCCACCTGACTCAGAAAGAGCAGGAAGTTTAGCAGTAATTGTGCCAACATCACGAGATGAACCATATAGGTTGCCGTAAGCAGGTTGTGAAGTAAGAGTAGCAGTGGCTTGAATAGTTGTGCCAGCACTAGTTTTAAAACGATAGCCTTTAACATAAGCTAGTCCGTCAGTGCTATTAACACCATCAGCAAACTTAAGCGCAGCGCTTGATCCTACAAGTGTAACACCAAGTCCACCAGCAACAACAAGTTGCTCCATCCATGCGTTTACATGTACAATAGCATCAGCTTTAGCAGCTGCAGCATCAACACCTAAACCAACAAAATGAGCAGCATTGCCAACTGATCTAGCTAGATTTATTCTAGGAATAGATCCATCAGACATAGTAACTACAACTGTACAGTCTTGGTTTGTGGTAGCGCCAGCAGCATCTAGCCCTTGATCGTTGACGTTTGCGTCATCGAGTAAAGGTAGATAATGATAGAGCTTAATCGTCTTTCCCATGTTTTTAGGCATGGATGTTGTGTCAGCCATTTGGCCAAAGTACTGCTCTTTTTTAGCTTCAATAAGAGCCTTTTTTTGGTAATAGTCAGTACGTAATTGATTACCTACTGTGCTTTCTGATCCTCCTGCGGGATCATTATAAATACGTGCCATTAGTGGTCACTCCTTAGTTATTTAAAATCATTAACAGAAAGCTTTTCAAATTCTTCATCTGATAAGGCTAGTGGATCAAAGTCTGATCTGCCTTTTTTAGATGGAGCACTTTTAGTACCTCCTGCGGCTAGTTTTCTTTTGTTGAGCTTTGGATCTATTTTCTTACTTTTTTCAATTGGTTTTACATTTGTATTGGCGGCGGGGGTAGTTTGTTGCGCTTTAAACATCCCTTTAGCTTGCATATGTTCACCTACTTGATTGTAAGCTGTAATATCCGGCACACCGCTAAGTCTGCCTAAAGCTCGTTCCCGTTCTACTACTGTCATAATTTCTCCATATACTCCTTCGGAGATATGGTCATTGATATGACGTATAATATTAGGGTCGTCTAAAATGATTCTTTTACTAGGCTCGTCCCACTTGTTGCTTATAACATCGATAGTTTCACGATAACTACTAGAGTGTTGTATTTCTTCTAATACAGTATCGAGTTCTACTTCTTTGTCATTCACAGTGTAAGCTGTTGGCTTATACTTAGAATCTTCTTCAATATCAACATTGAGTGGGTCTATACCACTATCCTTGAGTAACTTAGTAATAGCTTCTGGGTTCTGTTTATCCAGGTCTATTAAGTAGTTCAGCTTACTTTCGTCTAGTAAGTTATTATTGTCAAGCATTTTCATAATCTTAAGATTAGGTTTTAATGCTCTCATTTTTTGATTGTAGTTAGCTCCCATAGACATTAATTGAATTACGTCTTCAGCTTTCTCAAGTTGCATAGTTTTGCCATTAGCTTTAAATGGAGCCATTATGCGATCATATTCAGCTTTGTAATCTATTTTGCCAACAGGGTCGTCAACAGTAATTTCTTCTTCTTCTTCTGTTTCAGAATCATCAAAAGTTGTATCTTGTACAACTTCTTCAGCTTCTTTTGTTATTTCTGTATCATCATCTTGAGATAGAATACTAGTGTCTTCAACTGAGTCCACAGATACTTCATCAGAAGAACTGTCTTGTTCCAAAGAATCATCAGCAGGTTCTTCAGTTGTTTCTGTATTTTCTTCAGTGTCATTATCTGACTCCTCTTCAATTAGCTCCTCTTGAAGTTCGTCTTCAGAAGGAGGTTGCATTTCCATCATAGCTTCATCAGAAGCGTCTAAAAATGATTGATCATTTTGTTTTTCAGGGTTTGCCATCTTATAACTCCTCTGCAGCTATTTCCTCGCGGGCTTCTTCAGCTGCTGCTAAGTCCTGTTCTGCTCTTGATGCTAAAGCTAAGATAACATTAAAATGTTTCTTTAATGAGCCTACACCATCCATTTCACGTAAGATGTTGCCTTGGATCTCATCATTCTGACAATTAGGGTCACTTCTAAGATGTACTAGACGTATAGCATTTTCTTTAAAGTAATCTTCTAAAATTACATTTTTAAAATCTTTATTGCTATAAAGTTTTTTTAAAGACTCGCCTCTTTTGATTAAGTTTCTTGCTTGTTCAATAGTTAGCTCAATAGTCTCTGATTCAGAGTTGCTTCTCATAGTATATAGTCCTTCTGTGTCCTCTCCCTTGCGGGAAGAGATTCGTTTTAATTAAAGAGAATTAGCGGAACTATTTGCAGCAAATCTATTTTCTTCTCTATCAAACTGATTTTTTTCATTTTGTTTGATAAGATTGCCCTGCAAATCTTTCTTAGCTTTCTCGCTTTGCAATTGCATTCTTTGCGCTTGCTTGGTTCCAGATTCCTGTTCTAAGAAATCCAAATCTTTTAAGTCAGTGTCGCTTTGTAAGTTACCTATTTTGGCTTTGTCTAATTCAGCTTCAGCATTGTTTTCATTAGCTTTAGACATCTCAGTAGCAATCTGTGCTTTTAATAGTTCTATCTCAAGCATTGCTTTTTCTTGTGCTTGAGGGTTAGGTTGTGGTGCATATTCAGCTATTTTTTTAGCTAGTTCAGGCATTTTTCTTAACTTAGCTATATCGCTTAATATTAATTGTGAAAACTCTGGCCCCATAGTTTGACCTGTAGTTTGTAACATAAAGGCAAGTTCTTTAGCTTTAGCTTCATCTGCTTCTGGAGTACTAATTGATAAACGCAAATCAAAGTTACCTGCTAAGTCATCTCGTTTAACAGGAATAAATTCGTCATTAGTAATTCTTATTATTTCTTCTTCGTTAAGAAATTCAGCGTTCATACTAATAATTTTGCGGCCTATCTCTTTAATACCTGTAGCTAATCTACGAAGAATGCCTAATTCTCTTTTAGATGCTGCATCCATAGCTGATTTAATACCACCAACATTTTCACCTAATGCAGCTCCAGTAATTCCAGTAGAACTAAAGGCTTTAACTCCTGTAAGACTTTCAGCTTCATTATTTTGCAATGCAAGCATATATTGTGCTGATTGAGGAACTTCAGGATATGTGTGCATGTAGAATGCTACTCTTGGATCTACGCTACCATTGTACTCGTAATCCAATCCTTTATCGAATTTACGTTTATTAGTAATGTCTAAAGCGTCTTTACGCACACCCATTTGACCATTAGCACTTCTGCCCATTGTATCAATCATACCACGAGTTACAGCGCCTACAATTTTTTGATTGTCTTCTAATAGTTCTCCGTCAGGTTCGCCGTATAAAGATCTACGCACAGGTAGATATTGTGCAATAACAAATGGAATTTTTTGATCCGGGTAAGGATTCTCTTCTAATCTTATTAAAGTTTTTCCGACCCAAGCAGCAACAATAGAAACAACTGTTCCGTCATCATTAATATCCCAAAAACCCCAATATTCTACAACAGTTAATCTTTTTCTAGGCTCATCATTGAATGTAAACGAAGCACCACCGCTAGTATCTGTATCTGTATCTGGAGCAGCTAATACAGAATTATCATCTACAATGATATCATCTAAATTCTCATATTTTCCATCTCTTTTAAGTTCTGCTTTAGAACTATCAAAAGTGTAAGCCAAGAAAGATGCTTTAGATAGATCGCCTATTGCAGTGGGATCTATAGAAATATTTTTATAATTACAAACTTCTAACGTAGGATGGTTTCTAATTGTCTTAATTTGAGTTTCTTTGTGAGACCCTATCTGCACAGGAATTATTGGCTGTCCTTGAGCAGCAGACATTTGCATAGCTTGATGTACTTCAGGCGCCATGCCTTCATGTATTTGCGGATTCTCTTGTGCTTCTTTTAAAGCCTGTTCTACTTGTTGAATTTGTGCTGGATCTTGTGTAACTTCAAAACCATAGTCAGGCACATCTACTTCAACTTCTTCTTCTTCAAAGTCCCAACCAACTCTTACAATTGCTGTTCCTTCATCAACAGCAGTACGTACATACTCATCAATAAAATTTGTTTTTTCTATTTTTGTATTAAATTGATTATTGAGCACTAATGCATTTTGTTCTGCAGCTTTTTTATCTTCATAAGTAATAGGGTCTACATCAAAAATATCGCTAGTAGCTAAAAAAGGTTCACTTAATGAAGCGTACCTCCATTCTGCTTGTTTACGTATTAGCTTAGGAACTATGTTAGAACGGCCTTTGCCATTAGTTACTACTGCTTGTCCAGTTACATTTAAGTTCTCTATCCATTTATCTACTTTACTTACGTGCGCTGAAACATCACTAGATGCGTCTGTAATATCCATTTTAAGATCTAATATTGTAGGTTCGTTTGCCCAGTCAGTCATCTTGTTATTACTGATGCTGTCTTCAAAATCTCCTTTATTGAGCTTTAGTTCTTCTTCTTTTGCCATAAATAAATACCTTAATTAAGTTAAGAGCCTGTGTTTACTTTACTAAGTTCTACTGCTCTTACTTGTAGATTTAATTGATCAAGCCTATGATTGATTATACTATATACTTCATTTGCTGATTCTATAGTAACATAGCTATTACTGTCTTTGTCTAACTTAGTTATATC